CGGGGCTGCGCACCACGCAGCTCAGCATCAATGGTGAGATGGTGGCGGTCACGTCCAAGGATTCGGGCGGCTGGCGCGACTTGCTGTCGGGGGCGGGGGTGCGATCGGTCAGCGTGTCGGGGGCCGGGGTGTTCACCGGCTCGGCCGCCGAGATCCGGCTGAAGGGCAACGCGCTGACGGGCGCGATCGACGATTACCGGCTGAGCCTCGAAAGCTCGGGCGCGGTGGTGCCGGCATGATGAATGTCGCAGCTTCATCCGTCATCCCGGCGCAGGCCGGGATCGCTGGCGATGGCGCAGGACGAGAGCCGCCGGCGGCCCCGGCCTGCGCCGGGGCGACGGATAGCGTCGCGCCCAATCCGGTGCGCGGCGAGGCGGCCGTGCGGGTGGGCGGCAGCGCGCTGGTGTTGCGGCCGACCTTCGCCGCGCTGGTCGCCGCCGAACAGGAACTCGGGCCGCTGTTCGCGCTGGTCGAGCGCGCGGCGTCGGGCGGGCTGGCGCTGGCGGAGATGGTCGCCTTGTTCTGGCATTGCCTGAAGGACCGGCCGGAAGGCCTGACCCGCGACGCGTTCGGCGACGGCGTGACGGCAGGCGGGATCGCCAACGCGACGCCGGCGCTGCGTGTGCTGCTCGGCCAGATCCTGAGCGGACGGTGAGGGATGAAACCCTTCCTCCCCCCGCTGCGCGCGGGGAGGCATTTGGCCGTGCCGCGCGGCGGTTGAGCGGCCTCGCCGGGCTGTTGTTCGGCTGGATGCCCGACACGTTCTGGAACGCGACCCCGGCGGAACTGGCGGCACTGGCCGATGCGGTGCGCGGCGACGGTGGAGAGGCGGGCGACGGCATGTTGCTCGCGCGGCTGATGGAGGAATTTCCCGATGGATGAGGAAATCGAGAAGCTGATGATCAGCGTGCGCGCCGACACCCAGGGTTTCTCCCGCGACGTACAGGCGATGCGCGGCGAGCTCAGCGGGCCGCTGGCGACGGGCGCGGATCAGGCGGGCAGGGCGATCGAGAACGCGCTGGTCCGTGCGGCGCGGAACGGCAAATTGGGCTTCGACGATCTCAAGAAGGTCGCGCTGTCGGCGATGGCGGAAATCGCGGCGGCGGCGCTGCGGAATGGCATCGGGGAGATTTTCAAGGGAAGCGGCGGCGGCGCGAGCGGCGGGTTGCTGACCGGTCTGGTCGGGCTGCTGGCGGGATCGCCGGGGCGTGCGACTGGCGGACCGGTATCACCGGGGCGGCCTTATATGGTCGGCGAGCGGGGGCCGGAGCTGTTCGTGCCGACGAGCAGCGGGCACGTGATGGCCGGCACTCCCGGCGGCGGGCGCGACGTGCGCGTGGCGATCACCGTCAATGCCGGTTCCCGAGAGGCGCCCAAGGCACTGGCGCAGTCCAGCCGCCAGGTGGCGCGCGCGGTCAGGGCCGCGCTGGAGGGGGCGTAGCCGACACCGTCATGCCGGCGGAGGCCGGCATCTCTGGCGGTGGCGGGGCAGGAGCTGCCTGCGGTCCCGGCCTCCGCCGGGACGACGGATATCATTTTGGAGGGATGCTATGCCCTATTGGCTCGCCACGGCACGTACGGTGCAGGCGGAAGGCGTGATCGCGCGCTTCGATCCGGCCTATTGGACGGTCAATTTCCCGCGGCCGATGATGGCGGCGGTGACCAATCCGGCGCCCGATGCGCTGCGCGTGGATGCGGTTTTCTATCGCACCGATGACCTTGCCGGGCTGATCTGGGCGGCGGAGGATGATGTCGATCATGCCCTGCTCCGTTACGAGACGGCGCGGGATTTCCGGCGCTGCACGCTCAGCTTCCGCTGGCGGTCGGCGGGCGTGTTGCCGCTCGATCGGGTCAACGGCCCGACGCTGACGATCGAGGGACGCGACGCGAGCGGCGCGGCGCGCACCTGGTACGTGCGGTTGTGGAACTATGCGACCGGGTCGCCCGACAATGCCGAGATCGCGATCGACTTCGCGACGGTGCGCGGCGGCTTCATGCTGCCGGACGAGGCCGATCCGGTCTGGGCGGGGGACGTGGACCGGATGTTCGTGTCGCTGGCGTCGCCGGGCTATACCGGGGCGGCGGGCGACTTGCCCGCGCCGGCCGAAGGCTGGGCCGAAATGAGCGGGATCACCTGCGAAGGCTCGGGGTCGGTGCTGGCGATCGGCGACGTGATCGTGCCCGAACATGGCCTGAGCATCGCGACCGGCTATGACGATTGCTACAATCTCACCCCCGCGCGGGTGCTGAGGAATGCGCTTCAGCTCGGCTATCGCGGCGCGATCAACCATTATGTCGGGATGAGCCATTATTTCCGGCTCGAGGCCAATTCGGGCGGCTATTATGTCAGCCTGGCCGGCGGGACGATCAACGCGCCGTGCGTGGCCTGGCATCGCGATTTCGCCGCGCGGGCGAAGGCGCTGGGTTACGAGCTGATCTGGTCGCTTTCGTACGAACTGCTCGACGAGCATTGCTGGAACGACTGGAAGCAGCGCGCGGCGGACGGATCGCCGGCGCAGACCGGATGGGTGCCGCCCTCGACCTTGCTTTCACCCGCGCAGGACGGGGCGATGGGCTATCTGCGCGCGGTGGCGCAAGCGTTCATGGGGCTGGCGCGCGCGGCCGGACTGACCACGCGGTTCCAGGTCGGCGAGCCGTGGTGGTGGGTCGATGGCGCGGGGCGGCCGTATCTCCATGACGCGGCGGCGGTGGCGCGGTTCGCGCCGGTCGCGATCGACAGCGTGCGAGGCGCGCTGACCGAGGCGCAAGTGGCGACGCTGGATGCGGCGGGAGCGGTGCTGGCGGAATCGACCGCGGCGCTGGTCGCGGCGGCGGGAGCGGAGGAGAGCCTGGTCCTCGCGTACCTGCCGAGCGTGCTCGACCCGCATGCCTCCGAGGTCCGGCGGATGAACTTGCCGCTCGGCTGGGCGGCGCCCGCGTTCGACGTGCTGCAGCTGGAGGATTACGACTGGGTGACGGCGGGCGCGACGGGTCTTTCGGCCAATGGCGCGGCCGAGGTGGAGGCGCGGCTCGGCTATCCGCCGGACCGGCAGCATTACCTCGCGGGCTTTGTCCTGAACGCCGCCGACAGCGGACAATGGCGAGCGATCGACGCCGCCACCGACGCGGCGCGGGCGCGCGGGGTGGCGCGGACCTTCGTCTGGGCGCTGCCGCAAGTGATGCGCGACGGCGTGCTGCATTTCGATCAGGAGGAGGATGCGGTGGAGGCGTTCGATGACGTGCTGTTCCCGCTAAGCCTGGGCCGCGACGCGGAGGTGGCGCCGAGCTTTTCCACCGCGATCGCGACCAGCGCGAGCGGCTATGAGGCAAGGAACGCGAGTTGGGCCGAAGCGCGGACCAGCTACGACGTCGGACCGGGCGTGCGGTCGGAGGCGGATATCGCCGCGCTGCTCGCCTTCTTTCGCGCGCGGATGGGACCGGCGCGGGGCTTTCGCTTGCGCGATCCGTTCGACGCGGCATCCGGGGACGGCACGCCGTTCGATCAGCTGCTCGGCATCGGCGACGGCGCCACCACCCGGTTCGCGCTGGTCAAACATTATGGCGACAGCGTGCGCCGGATCACTCGACCGGTGATGGGAAGCGTTCGCGTTGCGGTGAGCGGCAGCGAGACGACCGGCTTCATCCTGTCCGATGGCGGCTGGATCGAATTCGACGAAGCGCCGGGCGAGGGGGCCGAGGTGCGCGCGGGCTTCGCCTTCGACGTGCCGGTGCGGTTCGCCGAGGACCGGCTGAGCGTCACGCGCTCGACCTTCCTTGCGGGGGCGGCGCCCTCCGTGCCGCTGATCGAGATCCGGGAGGGCTGAGGATGGACGCGCTGGGCACCATCGCGCTCACCTGGCGGGTCGAGCGGCGCGACGGCGTGGCGATCGGGCTGACCAGCCATGATCGCGATATCACGGTCGACGGATTCACCTATCGCGCCGCGCCGGGGATGACTCCCTCGGCGGTGAAGCGCTCGGCCGACCTGTCCGCCGACACGATGGACGTGAGCGGACCGCTGACCGCTGCGGCGATCACCGAGCGCGATTTGCTCGCCGGCCGCTGGGACGGCGCGCGGGTGGTGGTGCGCGCGGTCGACTGGGGAAGCGGCACGGTGATTGCCGAACTGGGCGAGGGGCGGATCGGCGCGGTTGAGACTCGCGACGACGGCTTTTCCGCCGAACTGGCGGGCATCGCGGCGCTGCTCGACCGGCCGGTATCCGAAGAGACCTCGCCCGAATGCCGGGCCGAGTTGGGCGACAAGAGGTGTCGGGTCGCGATGGCGGGGCGGCGCGTGTTCGCGCGCGTGACGGCGAGCGACGATCTGGTGCTGACGATCGACCGCGCCGAACCTTCGGCCAATGGCTGGGGCGGTGGGCTGGTGCGCTGGATCGGCGGTGCCAATTCGGGGCTGGAAAGCGCGGTGGCGCGATCGGCTGGTGCGACGCTGACCCTGCGCGCACCACCGCGTTTCGCGCCCGAGGGTGCACTGATCGAGGTGATCGAAGGATGCGACAAGAGCCTG